TGGTCACGCCGGGGTTCACCACCGCCAGGTCGCTGGTGTACTCGCCCTGCTGGAGGATCACGCCGCTGGGCAGGCGCTGGAAGCCGGGGTTGGCCTTGAGCACGTTGCTGCCGCCGGTGAACAGCCCCGTGGCGCGCGCCGCCACGGCCGCGCTGATGCGGTTGTACGTGGCCACGTTGCTGGGGTCGAAGGTGGCGCCCGCGATGCCGGCATCGTTGAGCAGCTCCATCAGGCCCCAGATGAGCTGGTTCACGTCCAGCGCGGTGAGCACGGTGTCGATGGGGCCGGCGTCGCTGTGCATCTTGCGGCCGGTGCCGCCGTGCACCACCGCGTCGGCGCTGTTGGTGTATTGCATCGAAGGTCCTTCGATCCTGGGTTGAGGGGGGGCTTACTGCGGGATGCCGGCCGGCCACACGCGGGCGCCGGGGGCGAAGTAGTTGGGGCCGCCGTAGTCGCAGGTGGGGAGGTCCGGCACGGTGAAGTTGCCGTTGGCCAGCGCGGCGCCGGCCACGATGTCGATCTCGTCGAAGAAGCAGTCGGCGGTGCGGGTGCTGCTGCCGCTTTCGCGGCCGATCCACAGGTTGCCCGTCCAGGCCACGGTGGCGGCGCCGCCGCCGGTGATGCTGCGGCTGTCGACCAGGGTGCCGTGCAGGTACGTCTCCCACACCGAGGCGCGGCGCTGGATGAGCAGCTGGCGCCAGGTGTTCAGCGGCTGCGGCGTGGCTCCCGCGTAGGACTGTGCGCCGCCGCTGCCGCGGTAGTTGACCGTGAGCGGGCTGCTGGAGGCGCCCAGCACCACGCTGAACTCGCCGCTCGCCATCTCGGCCGTGAAGAGGCGGCCGTCGGTGCCGTGGCTGATGCGGTTGAACCACAGGCGCAGCGTGAAGTCCGACGTGCCGAAGCCGAAGTCGGCATGCGGCGCGATCTGCACGCCGTTGATGGTGGGCTGGGCGCTGGCGCGCCAGGGCACGAACAGCGCGCGCGGGCCGAAGCGCACACGCTCTGGCGAGGTGGTGGCCTGGCCCAGGCAGGTGACGGTCTTCGGGTAGGCGCAGCTGGTGTCAACCAGAGCCGGCTCCAGCCGCGTGGCGAAGGGCGCGGCCGGCACGCGGTAGGTGGCCGTGATGTCCCAGCGCAGGCCGGTGCCGGCACGCGCCGGACCGATGCTGCCGATGAAGCTGGCATAGCGGCCCTTGCCGATGGCCGCGCGGCTGCCGGCCGCGGCGTTGAAGTCCACGCCGCCAGAGCCGGTGATGGCAGCGACGCCGTCGATGAACAGCGTGTACTGGCGCGTGCCCGACACCTTTGCCGTGGCCTGCAGCGCCACGCAGCACCAGGTGTTGAGCGGCACCACCGCGGCGGTGACGTTGTCGAGCGCGCCATTGCGCCAGAAGCCCAGCCGGCCGTCGGTCTCGATGAACAGATCCAGCGCGTTGCTCAGGCTGAAGAAGCTCTGCTTCGTGCCGCTGCTGGTGCGGTAGACCCACACCTCGACGCACAGCGCCAGCAGCTCGACGCCGGCCAGCACGTTGGTGGCCACGGTCTCCAGGCCGTGCGTGCTGCCGGCGGCGGTGTTCTCGTAGGCCAGCGCGCCGAAGCGCCCGCGCGTGCTGGTGATGGCACCGGCGCCCGTGAGCTGCATGGTCTGCGCCGCGGCGCTGTCGTCGCTGCCGTCTTCCTCGAAGTTCAGCACCAGCGCGGTCTGCGGGTAGAACTCGTCGGTGGCGGCGTCGTCGCAGTGCAGCCGCAGCACGGTGCGCGGCCGGTCGGCGCCGTTGCAGCTGTACCAGGGGTCGACGATGCAGACGTCAGCCATGGCTCAGCTCAGCAGCACCACGATCCTGAAGCGCGCGGGCACCACGCGCTCCAGCGCGCAGGTGAGGCGCTCGATCTCCGGCGCGCGCTCGACCAGGCGCCGGCTCACGCGGTCGCGGCCCACGCGGAAGGGCTCGGGCGCGGCCGACGGGGTGCCGGTCACCTGGATGAAGAGCTGGCCGTCGTTCGCACCCAGGCGCCCGCCCACGCGCTGGCCCACGCGGAAGGGGCGCCGGTAGGTGACGGTGGCCGTGACCCCGATGGCCGCGCAGTAGGCCTCGATCGCGCCGGGCGCTGCCGGGCTGCTGTCCTCATACGCGCCCTGGTGGCCGCGCAGCCTGGCGAGCAGCGCAGCCCGGCGCTCGCTCTCGGTCTGCAGCGGGCCGAAGCACGGGTCGGGCAGGTCGACGGCGGCTTCCCACTCGGCCAGGCGGGTGTGCGTGGTCTGCGGCAGCCACTCGGCGGCGGTCTGCTGCACGAAGTCGTGGTGCTCGCTGAAGCTGCCGGCCACGCCGCGCAGCAGGCGCATCCACACGCTGGCGGGGTCGCGCGGCCAGGCGTAGCCCTGCGGCAGCAGGTGGGCCAGGGCCTGGACGAAGGCTTCCAGCACCGGCGCCCTCAGCCGAAGGTCAGCGCGCCCAGCGTGAGCAGGTGCGCGAAGCTGGGCACGGTGAAGAAGGCGCCGCTCTCGATGACGGGGCTGACGATGGTGTGGTTGTACTCACCCACCACCGCGCTGATCTCGGCCGACACGTGGCTGTGCGGGATGCTGCCGCCGGGCACCGCCTCGCGGAAGAACAGGTCGGCCAGCGCAGCGGCCACGGCGGTGCGCGCGGTGGGGCTGTCGGGATCGAGCGCGATCTCGAAGTCGATGGGCACGAGCGTCGGGATGATCACGAACAGCTCGTCGGGCGGGCCGCGCAGCGGGTCGCGGATGTAGTCGTACACCGCGTCGCGCTGCGCCAGGCTGGGCAGCGCGGAGGCGCCATCCACGTCGGCCATGATGATCACGCCCGCGGTGGTGGGGCCGGCCGGGTTGCGCACGCCCCACGCGCGCGTGATGCCCGCAAGCTCCAGCGCCCAGCGCGCGTAGTCGGCCGGGCAGCCGCCCATGGGCGGGAAGGCCAGGCGCTGCTGCAGGCGGGCCAGCGCCAGGGTATCGCTCTCCACGTCGGCACCGCCGGCCAGGCCGGCGCCGGCCACGAAGCTGGTGTCGATGCCGGCCACCGGCGACACCAGGCGCAGCAGCGTGCCGGCGGCCAGGTTGCCGGCCGCACCGTCCACCAGGGCGGTGATGCTCGGACTCACGGCGCCGCCCACCACCACCACCGCGGCCGTGACGCGGAACTGCGCGCCGCTGTCGGTCTGCAGCAGCGTCCCGGCCGGCAGGTTGGTGCCGTTGACGCCGGTGCCGGCCACCGTGCCCGAGGCGGCTGCCGCGGGCTTGCGCGTCATCAGGTACGTGGCCAGCCAGCCGTCGAGGAAGGCGCCGGCCGAGAGGCTGGGCACGGCCTGGCGGGCGATGAAGTCGCGCAGGTAGCGGTAGGCGCCGTGCAGGCCCACGCCCTGCACGAAGCCCAGCGCGCGGATGTTGCCGCGCGCCAGGTCCAGGTCCAGCGCCGTGAGGTTGGCCGGCGAGCTGGCCTGCACCGCCTGCGCCAGGCTCTGCTGCAGCAGCCGCGCCGCGTTCTGGCTCAGCTGCTCGATGGTGGGGATGGCCACCGCCAGCGGCGTGGTGCTCATGCCGTGGCCCACCGCTGCAGGCTGGTGCCCCACAGCACGTCGTATACCGGGCTGCTCTGGCCAGGCTGCCAGATGGTCGGGCGCACGGCCAGGCGCTCGCGCACGCCGCCGGCCGCGGCGGCCACCCACTGCGTGGCCACGTCCACGCGGCTGGCGATGCCGTCGCGCACCAGCCAGGCCAGGGACTCCTGCGCGTAGAAGCGGGCGCGCTCCAGCACGTCGTCGGTCACCTTGGTGGCGTACACCAGCCACAGCAGGCTGCCCCACGGGTCCACGCGGTCGGCCGCGGTGGGCATGAACTCGTCGCCCACCCAGCCGCGCCGGTCGGTCTGGCGCAGGGGCAGCGCGTCGTCGGCGCCGGCCCGCGCGTCGGTGAACAGGCTCTGGATCACGGCGGTGGCCAGCGTGCCTTCCAGCTCCACGGCGTAGGTGGCCAGCATCTCGGTGCCCGTGGCGGGCACCGCGTCGGTGGTCACGTAGTCGGTGAAGGGGTAGCTCTGCGCGGCGGTGGGCCGCGTGAGGCGCAGGTCGAAGGGCACGCCAGCCAGGCGCGCCACGCTGGCGGGATCGGGCTGCGGGCGGGTGGCCAGATCGAACATGCGTCCATGCTCGCGGCGGGCGGGGAAACGGGCTTGGTGAAACGGTTCACACCCTGGCAAAGCAAAGGGGGCCGGCATCCCCTGCCGGCCCCCGCCCCGCTACGTGTGCCCCTTCGGGCTGAGCAGGCCGCCCGTCGGCGGCCATCGTGTATCAGGTCACAGCCACTGCACCGGCGCCAGCACGCCGTAGGTGACGTCCACGGCGCCACCGCCCAGGTCGCCCATCGTGTTGAAGCGGCACTTGGTGAGCAGCGCGCGCCGGCCGGTCTGGCTGTCGCGGGCCGTGATCTGCACGTCGGCCACGGCGGCCAGGCGCTCCGGGCTCTGCTCGCCGGTGAACTGCAGGCGCAGGCGCAGCGTGGTCGGCACGCGGCGGCGGCGCGCGAAGTCGTCGCCGCTTGCGCTGACCACCGTGTCGTGCTCGTAGCGGTGCGCGCCGGTCAGCATGCCGGTGCCGTCTTCGAAGGCCACGGCCTGGCCGTCGACCACGATGGTGTCGATGTGAAAGAGAGTGCTGTCA